AATGAACAACAATACTTAAGTTTTACTTATAGAAAATATTTAGGCACAGACTGTAAAACAGCAAAAGAAAACGTAGCAATTAAACAACAATTAGAATTAATGAAGATGTGTGGTAGGGTTAATAGTAATCCAAGTCTTGCAAACAATTCTAATTTTGATTTACTGGTATCTAAATGTAGGGGTGTAACTCCTTCAAGAGATAACACTAGACCCTCTGATTCACAAAGTCTTTGGGATGATTTGAAAGATGAGTATAAAAAAGAGAATCCAGAAGTTAATTTAATGGGAGATAAGTTTATAAAATCAAAGAAGAGTACATTGAAAGTACCACCAAAAGACTATAAACTACCTAAACCAAAAGATGAGTAAACCTTTAAAAATATCTGAAGAGGCTGCTGTGCAAATGCCAATGAAGACCGTAGCGTCTTTGATAATTATTGTAGCACTTGGCACTATGGGTTATTTTCAAATGATTGAACGTCTTAATGTTGCAGACACACGACTTCAAATAATGGAAAAAGATTTAAGTGAGAATACAGAGTTTAGAATTAAATGGCCACGTGGACAATTAGGTTCATTACCCGCAGATTCTGAACAGTACATGATGATCGAAGATCTTTATAAAACTACTGAAAAATTAAGCGCACACATAGAATCTATGGCATTAAACAAAGTTAATATAGAATTTTTAACAAAACAAATGGAAAAAGTTTTAGAAGATATAGAAAAATTAAAAGATGCATCAAGAGATATGCATTATAAAAATGGAAATGGTCAATGATAGTTGAATCTGTAATAGCTTTACTTATGTTTGTGAACGGAGAAATTAAGGAGGCACGTTTGCAACCTTCGATGTCTAAATGTTTACGTGGAAAAATTACGGCTGAAAGACAATATAGTGAAACCGTATCCTATAAATGCTATAAAGGTTCCGCAGAATTAGAAGATAATATTGACGGAAGTAAAAGTATTAAAAAATTAATTATAGAATAGGAGTTAAATATGAAACTTACACCTAATTTTTCCCTTCAAGAATTAACTAAATCAGACACTGCTATTAGGAAGGGTATTGATAATGAACCTAATGCTGATCAAATAGATAAATTAAAAATGCTTTGTCAGAAAATACTACAACCCGTACGTGACCAATTCGGCAGGGTCAAAGTAACGAGCGGATATCGTTCTCCTGAGTTATGCGCAGCAATAGGTAGTTCTGTAAATTCCCAGCATGCTAAAGCTGAGGCCGTTGACTTCGAATGTGTTGGAGTAGACAACGCTGAAGTAGCTGATTGGGTGCATAAAAATTTAGAGACAGATCAATTGATCCTCGAGTTCTACACTCCCGGAGAACCCAATTCGGGATGGATACACGCAAGTTATGTAATGTTTCAACCAAGAGCTCAATATATGAGAGCATATCGAGAAGACAAAAAAGTTAAATACAAACCAATAACAGGAAGGGCAGTAGATTTAATATAATGCCAATATCAAGAGGTCAAATTTCAAAACAGATTGATGGTAAATTGAGAGGTGCAAGAGATGAAAAAAAGAAAAAAAGAAGAGTTATTGCATCAATCAAAAAGCAATCCTATAGCAAAAAACCTAAGGTCTTCAAAATTTAGTCAAAAAGTGGTACAATCCTCTAAGTTGTACAACCGGAAAAAGGATAAGTTATACACTTACAAAGCCCGGGCTAAAAAGGAGTTTTAAAATATGGCGACATCTGGAACTACGAGTTTCAATTTAAGTATTGATGAAATTATTTCTGAAGGATATGAAAGATGTGGTCTATCTACAAATCAAGGATTTGATTTAAGATCAGCAAGAAGAAGTTTGAATCTTTTATTTGCTGAATGGGCAAACAGAGGTATTCATTTATGGAAAGTGGCTTTACATGAAAACACTTTAGTAAGTGGGCAAGCTGAATACAGTGTTTCTGCAGGCGTAAGTGATGTTTTAGAAGCTTTTGTTTCATCTACTGCTGCAGGCGCAAATACTGTAAACACTCAAGATGTTTCACTAACAAAAATTGATAGATCTGCTTATGCTGCATTGCCTAATAAATTAGCTTTAGGCCAACCATCACAATATTATGTTGAAAGAGAAAAAACACCAAAAATTTATTTATATCAAGCACCTAATCTAAGCACTTACACAGTATTAAAATATTATGTAATTAAAAGAATTGAAGATGCTGGAGCTTACACAAATGATTCAGATGTAGTTTACAGATTTTTTCCATGTATGTGTGCTGGATTAGCTTATTATCTAGCTATGAAAAAAGCACCTCAAATGGTACAACAAAATAAATTAATTTATGAAGATGAACTGAAGAGAGCTTTAGATGAAGATGGACAAAGAACATCAACATATATTACACCTCAATCATTTTATCCTACTGGAGTTTAATAATGGCAAAATACGCAACAGGTAAACGAAGTCAGGCAATATCAGATAGATCTGGTATGGCATTCCCATATACTGAAATGGTTAAAGAATGGAATGGTTCTTTAGTTCATTACTCTGAATTCGAACCTAAACACCCACAGATAAGAAGAAAACATGCAACTGCAGATGCTATTGCTTTACAAAATTCTAGAAATATGAAATTTCAAACACCAACACAACCTTTTATAGATAACAATACAAGTGATGTAACAATTGCTAGCTCTGGTGGACAAGGTATGGCAACAGCTAACTTAACATTACCTGGACAATTTACTTTTTTAACTGTTGGAGCACCAACTAATTCAGTAGAAGGAAATAATATTACAACTATGGCACCAGCAGATCCAGCATTACAAAATAGACAAAGAGAAATTAATTTAACTTTAGGTTTAACCACAGTGAGTATCTCATAATGGCTATAACACATTCAAATTTTTTAACACAAGTAAGAAACTATACAGAAGTAAGTAGCACAGTTTTAACTGACGCTATCATACAAGATTTTATTAGATCAGTAGAATTAGATATTGCAGGTAAAGTCGATTATGATGATTTAAGAAAATACTCTACCTCAAATTTTACAGCAAGTAATAGATATGTTAGTTTACCAGCTGATTTAACAATTATACGATCAGTTCAAGTTATAAACGGATCAACAAGAACGTTTCTTGAAAAAAAAGATACAAGTTTCATATCTGAATTTAATGATGGTGGAGCAACTGGATTACCTAAATATTATGCTAATTGGGATGATTTTAATTTCCTTGTAGCTCCTGTACCAGATCAAGCATACACAGTTCAAATAAATTACATTACAGATCCACCAAATTTTACATCTTCTAATAATACTTTTATATCAACATACCAAGAATCTATGCTTTTGCATGGTGTCTTAGCAGAAGCCTTTAGATTTTTGAAAGGTCCTGAGGCTATGTACAAACAGTATTTTGATAAGTATAATGAAGAAGTACAAAATTTTGCTCTACAACAAATGGGCAGAAGAAGACGAGCCGAGTATGACGATGGAGTTCCAAGAGTAAAAATTTCTAGTCCTACTCCTAACACAACTTATTAATAAGGAGAATAATTATGGCAATAACAACAAATGCAATCTGTGATTCTTTTAAAAAAGAATTACTACAAGCAAAGCACGATTTTGATACATCATCTGATACATATAAATTAGCGATGTACACAAACTCAGCGAGTTTAGGAAAATCAACTACAAATTATACGACAGGTAATGAAGTTTCATCCCCTTCAGGATACACTGCAGGTGGAAAAGCACTTGTTAACCAAGGTGTTAAAGTTTCATCATCAGTAGCTATTACTGATTTTGCTGATCTATCATTTGTAGGTGTAACTCTTACTGCAAGAGGTGCATTAATCTATAATACAACTACTGATGGTGGTTCAGGAACTACTGACGCTGTAGCTGTATTAGATTTTGGTGGCGATAAAACTGCAACATCAGGAACTTTTACAATTCAGTTTCCTGCATTCACAACATCTGCAGCAATATTAAGATTAGCTTAATTTAAGGAGGAGCCTAGTGGCTGATATTACTGTTAAAGTTCAGTCGCCAGGCTCTGAATATTGGGGTCAATCTAATTGGGGCTCAAATGATTGGGGTGGATCAGGTCTTTCATTAACCACATCACAAAACTCAGTAACTATTTCTGCTAATGCTGATGTTAGCGTAACAGGAATACAAATAGCTTCATCACAAGGTACTACTGTAGGTGGCACTTCTGCCTTAGTACAAGTAACAGGTAGTCTTGAATCAATGGCTGTAGGAAGCACAGTTATTGGTATAGGAGTTCCTGTAACTGGAACAGCATTAACTTCAAGTATTGGTGCAGCTACCGTTGATGAATCTGAATTAATTGGAATCGGTTGGGGTAGAAGAACTTGGGGTAACCTTGCTTGGGGTGGAGCTTATTCAGTTATTGCAACTGGACAAACTTTAACTTCATCCATTGGTTCTGCAATAGGTAAAGCAGACGTAACTGTTTCAGTTACTAGTGCAGGAGAATTAACAAGCACTTTTGCATCCCCATCTTTTTCAATTCAAATTGACCA